TCATTTAACCCGAAGTAGATCTGAAAACCTTGTAGTGTAACGCGGCGACAACATGTCCCTTTTCATTTGCCACTGCTGCTGGATCCCCTGCCCCGCAAAGAACAAAGTTCCCTTTCCCCCTTTAGCGTTGAGCTGATCCAGAACCGTCATCAGTTTTTCACTGTTCCGGCGCGGCGCCGCGTCGTCGAACAGGTTCAGCTGCGCCACGCCCTGACTGAAGAAATCGCCCAGCATTACACCTGCTTTCTGGTACCGGTGGCCGTCCCGCCAGATATTATCCAGACAGCGCACCGCGGCGTTAATTATGTCCCGGGAGTCCTGGGTGGGTGTGAGAAGCTTTACAGACACGCTGTTGCCGTAATACTGCTCGTTGATGGCGAAAGGAGAGGTTTTTACAAAAGCGGAAATATAACGGCAGTACTGGTGCTCACCACGCAGTTTCTCCGCCGCACGCGCCGCGTGGCTGCAGATTGCCTGGTGCATCTGCTCGTATTGAGTTACCCGTTCACCGAACGACCGGGAGCAGACGATCTCCTGTTTGGCTGGCGCGAACTCCTCCAGCTCCAGACAGGGTTCGCCGCGCAGCTCCCGCACGGTTCGCTCAAGCACCACGTTGAAATGCTTCCTGATAACCCACGTTGAGGTGTCAGCCAGCTGGCAGGCGTTGCTGATACCCATGGCGTTCAGCTTTTTGCTGATGCGCCGCCCCACTCCCCAGACGTCTTCCACGGGCACGATGGACATCAGCCGGCGCTGGCGATCGACGTTCGACAAATCGACAACGCCACCGGTCTGACGCTGCCATTTCTTCGCGGCGTGGTTCGCCAGCTTTGCCAGGGTTTTGGTCTGGGCAATGCCGACGCCCACGGTGAGATGGGTATTCTGTAAAACCGTGGCGCGGATTTCCTTCCCAAAGTCCTCCAGGTTCCGGCAGTTACGCACGCCGGTGAGATCGCAAAACGCCTCATCAATGGAATAAATTTCGACGCGGGGGCTCATGATTTCCAGCGTCGTCATCACCCGGTTTGACATATCCGCGTACAGCTCATAGTTGCTTGAGAACGTGGCCACGTTATACCGCCGGAATAAATCGCGCTGTTTAAAGAACGGCTCCCCCATCGTTATGCCGATTTCTTTGGCCTCGGCGCTCCTGGCAATAACGCACCCGTCGTTATTCGAGAGAACAACGACGGGCCGCCCCTTTAAATCGGGTCTGAACACCGTTTCGCACGAAGCGTAAAAGCTGTTCACATCGACCAGGGCAAACATTTCAGTTTGTCGCTTTAATGATGTATGTCACCACCCCGAATACATCCAGCGTGTCCTCGCTGCCCACGAAAATAGGCGAATAGGCGCTGTTCATGGGATTAAGCTGAACGGTCGGGCGCAACTGCAGGCGCTTAACGGTGAACTCCCCGCCCACCGCCGCGATCACGATATCCCCGTGTTCCGCCGTCCTGGAACTGTCCACCACCAGCAGGTCGCCATCGCTGATACCTGCTTCAATCATCGAATCCCCCGCCGCCTTCACAAAATAGGTCGCGCTGGGATGCTGGATCATCAGTTCATTCAGATCGATGCGTTGTTCGACATAGTCGGCAGCGGGAGACGGAAACCCGCACTGGACAAGGTCACCGTATAATGGCAGCGCGACAATGCCGCGCAGTTCTGCTGGCGTGTAAAATTCCATAAAAATCGACTCCTGATAGTTATACTGTTTTTATATACAGTAGTTTCAATCATTAAGCCGATCAATATCGGGTTTGGCTATCAATTGAAGCGCCAGGCGTAACGGGCTGAATTATTTAGTGATAAACCCCTCCACCATTTTCTTCAGCTCTTCCATGTCTGATTTAAGTGCTTCAATTTCGAGCTGTTGTGTACGATTTTCCTCGACAAGTGACTGCAGCACAGCATGATGTACTGCCACCATGGCACCGGAATCGCCCGCCTCAACCGCCAGTACATCATCGATCACTGTTCCGTCATCAAGCTCGCGGGAGCCAGTATTAAAAACGGCATTGGGGAAATATTTAGCGATGTCGTTAGCAATGACACCGATACCGAAACGACCTTCAGCTCCCCTGTGCTTAAACTTCCATGTGGCCGCCCGGACATTCATCAGGATATCGCGGGGATTTTCGACAGGCCTGATGTCGTCCTTAATGCGCTCATCTGAACCGGAGTTGACCCAGGCGTTTGACGCAATCGCCGTACCCGTCTGACCGAACGTGAAAACACCCGTCCCGCCGGTCACGCCCGCAATAACCATGCGTATGCTGTGATATGAGGTCGTGTAATGCTGCATACGGCTGAACGACCCGTCGGGCGCAAATGCCTTCCAGAAATTATTGTAAAACTCGCCCGGGTTAGAAACACCGTGCGCTGCACGCAGGATGATGGCCTCTCCCGGATCTCCGGAGGTCGTATAATTAAGGAAATCGATAACGCCTGTAAATCCGGCCCCTTTGACAGATGCAGCATCTTTAATGCGATAATCGTCACCCGCTGCAACGGTGCCGGCACCAGTGCCAACGTTTTTAGTCGCGGAGTCGCCCAGTTGCAGAGCGGAACGCGCGCTGCCCGGAGTGGTGGCCCCTGTTCCGCCATTTGCCACCGGGATAACACGGGAGTCAGTGAAAATTTCCTCAATATGGTAAACCCTTGCTCCCACCGGACCACGGAAAACCCCCTGATAAATACGCCGTGACAGTCCTGCGGAATAGTATGTTGCGGTGAAATGTATCCACGCATTCCCCGTACTGGCCGTTACATCACCCGATACGTTAGTCACGTTCAGGGCAAACGTCCCTGTCGTGTAGGTATCAAGTGGCGCTGGCGCGTTCAGCCAGTTGGCGGCATTTAACTGATAGGCAGCGCCGTTAACAAAACTGAAGGTTTGCCAGTCCAGACCACTTAATGTGCTGTTGGGTATCCCGATCCCCAAATCATTGAGGGGTTTAATACCAACAGGGTCCCATTCGGACCACGTTATTCCGGATAACGTACGCTGCCAGGTGCGGTTAATGCCCGCAGCACCTGTGGCGATCGCGGTATAGCGTTGAAGCAGTCCGGTACCGTTGAGCCGCGGGATAACTTCGCAGATACCCGGAACGTCCGTCGGACCGCCGCTAAAGGGTGTGGTAACCGACCATTCACCCGGTGCCTTCAGCGTGTTCAGGTCTCCGGTAAAAAACGACATCCGCGTCTGAATCCCTGCAGGCGACCAGTCGGACCATGGTCCGTCAGCCCCGTTCCATGCGCCAGTCAGCGAGCGGACATAAACGTTGCCGTTCATCGATACCGTATAGCGCTGCATACCTCCGTAGCGTCCGCCGGCAAACACTTCCAGAATCCCCTGCCCGTTGTCCTCCGGGAACCCGTACGCGGCAGTGGTGTTGGTATTTGATGAGCGGTTCCAGGTCCCGGTAAAGTCGGGAGTCGGTCCGTATGCATTCAGGTTTGCTGCAGCGGGCAGATTGCCGCGCCACTGCTGAGAGGAACTGACCAGCCCGGCCATTTTCTGCCAGCCCGGACCGGTGACTGCCGGCATTGCCTGACTCAGCTGGACAGAGATGTCGCCCGGTGCCGTGTAAAAATTTGTCCAGACGCCCTTTTCAGCCAGCAGTCCGCGCAGCGCCTCGGTCGACTGTGTGACCAGTTCGGCAGGAACCTGGTTCATTGTTTTACGTGGTACTGCTGCCCACGCCGCGCCGGCGGTTGTCGGGCCGGTGAAGGGGCTGACAAGCGTGGCGGCCGTGTTACTGGTGACGCTATCAACCGGCAGGGTGTACAGCACGCCGCCGATAGTCGCGGTGATGAAATCGCCCGGTTTTAAATCCGTGGTGAATAACGTACTGGTACCAACCACCGCCGTTGAATTGTTGGTCAGTTTAAGAGTTCCTGCGGACATAATGTCTCCTGATTACAGGCAATAAAAAAACCGCCGGAGCGGGTTAGTTTAAGCGGTTTGCGCGAATGAGCCGGAGCCACGCAGGATGAGCATGGTGGGTGAGGATATCGACGCACCCGCGCCCGGCAGTTGCTGATCTGCGTTCACTACGCATGACACATTGATTAACCGTTCGGAGGTGCGCACGCTGTGCATGACCGTTGCCGAAAACACCCCGGAACCAGGGGTATTAAAGTTAAATGACCTTGGAACACCATTTATCGTTATGGTGGCAATCGCCCCGACAGAGCCGCTATTGGCTCCCTGAACCCTGACGTTCATCATTACAACCACCTGTTTTGCGAGGTTGAATGTTGCGCTGTCCACATACTGGAAGGACCGAACATAACCGTTCGGCGCATCATCAAATACCATGCCGTTGGCCACGTCGCCGATAAAGCTGCTGGCTTCCACCGTCCCTGTAAATTTGCCTCCGCTGGCGTACACTGTGCCTCTGAACTCACCATCAGTCGCATAAACCGTGCCCCTGAAGGAGCCGGATTCGGCATAAACAGTTCCCCTGACGGTTACGCCGGCGAACCACGCAAACCCGCTTTTGTTAATGTGCCAGCCCACATTGCCGGTGCCATCCCATGTGTTGGACTGGATGTACTGGCCAATTTTGGCATTCGTGATCGTTCCGTCCTGGATAAATCCGGAGCTCAGAAACACCTGACCGTTAACGATGGCAAAAGGCGAGTACATGACGCCGCCCTGCCCCGACAACATCACGAACTGATCGGCATTAATCGCCACGCGGGTTTTTACCGCTGAACCGTCAGCTATGACCGCCACAGACAGCCCGGCGTCGTAGTAGTTGCCGTTGTATTTCACACCCGTTTTCAGGGTGTAAATTGCATTGGCGGTGGTTGCGTCCGCATAGGCAGTCATTTTTTGATTGATGGCGGCCTGTTGATCGCCAAACTTCGTCGCGACCTGCGTCTGGTACTGGGCAAAGGCCTGTTCTGCGCTGGCCTGCGCCTCCTGAATGGTGGTGATGCTGCTGTTAACGCCTTTAAAATCCGCCGCTACTGACAGCCGGTATTCCGCGAACGCCTCATCCGCTGTTGCCTGTGCGGTTTTAACCTCGTTGATTTCCGCAGCAGCGTCGCCAAACTGAACGGCCACAAGCTCCTGGAACTGAGCGAACGCTTTTTCCGCATCGACCTGCGTGATTTTTACCTGAGAGATTTCCGCACGCGCCACCCCCAGCTGTTCATACTGGATCTGCGCGCCTTCCACCTGCGCCAGCGTGACCTGCATCTGTCCTGCCAGGGTGAAATCAATCTGTTCCTTCAGGCGCTTCCCGTCCTCTGACGTCAGCAGATCCTTGGCAATATCTTCCAGATAATCGGCGGCCTGGTCGTTAGCCATGCCCCTGATCCAGTCGGTCCAGCCTGATTCATTGCCCGTTTTGTCGACCAGCTGAGCGCGGTACCAGAAAATCTGGCCCGCCCGCAAACCAAGCTGGGTGTAATCCATTTGTGGATATGGCACATCCGACAGCAAAAGCGGATCGGCGTGGTCATCACGCGGCGTGTACTGAATTTCCGTTTTTAGCGTGTCTTCCGTGTTGGGCGGAAAAGCCCAGGTGAGGCGAATGCCCCAGTTAATGCCGGTGGCCGCGAAATTAATCGGCTTCGGCGGGTTACCGACTTTACCCGTCAGCGCTTTCTCCTGAGAGTATCCCCAGCCGCTGGATATCTCCGCCGCGTTGATGGCGCGGACGCGCACCAGGTAGCGCCCTGCATAGATGCCCGGCACTTCAAACGACGTGGTCGAACTGCGCGGCACGTTCACCCAGTTCCCGTCGTTGCGGCGCCACTGCGCTTCATACGCGATCGCGTTCGGAGCGGGGCTCCAGCTGGCGCGCATCGTTTCAATGCTGATGGTCTGATTCACCACGGAGTAAGAGGCTATGGTGATGTTTTCCGGCGCAAACTGGCTGCCCGGCGGGATCACGCTTACCGGACGCTGGTCAATGATGGCGCCGGTATCGATGCGGGCATACTTATCCGGATCGTGAAACGCGCCTGAGATGGTAAATGTGCCGTCGTTGTTATCGCTGACACTCACCACCCGGTACTGCTGGGCATACAGCTCATCAGACTCCACTACCCAGACGCTTTCCGCCTGCGGTATTTCCCCGTAAGCGATACTGACCGTAACGGCCTGACCGTTGATCGCCTGGATTGTTCTGGCCTGTGACGCGCCGGAAGGAAGATTGAGAATAAGGCGATCGCCCGGCTTTGCATCCGGCACGCGGTCGAGGTTGATCACGCGCCCGTTAACCGAACTGATGCGGCCGCCGGTGACTTTACCGGACAGCATTTCGTCTGCGACAGCGATGATATAGCCTGGCTGCGGGATGTTACCGTCCAGGCCCACCGAAAAGGTGACGATGCGGTCTTTGTTGTTGGTCAGTATCCCCCAGCGCCCCTTGCGGTTTGCTTCACTCTGCCGGGTGCAGCCGATCGCGGTCATCTCAAGCTGGTTGAAACCGTAGCGTGCGACCAGTGGCTGTTCAAATACCGGCTCCATGGCGTCGGCGTAGCCGTTAGCCGGGTCGGAATAAGAGACCAGCGCTGTGGTGTAACGGGTTTTGGTCGTGCTGCTCGAGTAAACGAATTCACCGTTTACGACGCTGGCGCGGGTATAGCTGTAATCAATATCGCGTGGCATGTCTGCCAGCGCCACGATCTGGTTGCCGCCCCAGTAGGTCATGCCACGAAAGATAGCCGCGAAGTCCCGCAGCACGGTATAAGCCTCGTTACGGTCCTGCACGTAGACGTTGCAGGTATAACGTGGCTCCAGGCCATTTCCGCCTTTTCCGTCCGGTACCAGCTGATCGCAGTACTGTGCCACCTGGTACAGCGTCCATTTATCGATATTGGCCGCCGTCAGCCGGTGACCCAGGCCAAAGCGGTCGGCGACCACGATGTCGTAAAAAATCCACGCCGGGTTATCTGTCCAGGCCCATTTAAACCCGCCCGTCCAGGTGCCGTTATAGGCGCGTGTCAGCGGATCATAATTATCGGGCACACGGATCACGCGCATCGCCGGTTCACAGGAAATCTGCGGAATGCTGCCGTTGAACTGACTGGAGTCGAACTCGATGTACAGCAGCGCGGTGTTCGGATAACGCAGCTTGGCGTCAATGACTTCCGTATAGCTCTGCAGCGTCATGGTGTCACCGATTCTGGCGCTGTTCGCATCCGGCGTCAGTTTGCGAAGCCGCAATGTCCAGGTGCTGCCCCCACGCGGCAGGTCAATACGGTGACTGCGCTCGTAACCCGTAGTGGTTTTTCCGGTTACAGCCGTACTGATAACAGTCTGCCACGCTCCACCATTCGTCTGCAGGTCAACAGCATAGGCAACCGAATTGCCCACCAGATCCCCGTTATCCAGCTGCTGGTAAAGTGACGGCCATTTGATGCGCAGGCGAACGGCAGACAACTGCGTGTTGGTAAACGTGCGCGTCCAGGCTGTGGTGCCTGAAACTTCCGTGCCGACACTGATTTCGTTTTCAGAACCCGGCATGCCCTGAATATAGGGCTGCGCCTGGGTACCGGGACGGAAATCCCAGGCGACGCCGGAAAAGTTACGGGAGCCGTCCGGGTTTTCAATCGGGGTGCCATCCAGAAAAATATTTCGCCCTGTCAGCCCACCAGCAAACTCCCCCTCGCCCAGGGCGATAAGGATTTTCGCTTTTGCCACCGACTGGAGATCGTCCGGTTGTTCTGTGGGCGTGCGCTGTCTGGAGCCGCCGCCTTTGCGCCCTTTGATAAGTTCTGCCATGTTGCGCCCATAAAAAAACCGCCAGGCGGCGGTAACAGTGAGGAAATAAAAGGTGGGGGTTATTGCTGATCTTCGACGTAAATTCCGGCGGAAATAATCGCGCCACCAATACGGCGTTTTCCGTATCCAATTGGAACGGGATAACCCTGGGCGGCTGTGTTTGTCACACCGCCGAATGCGTAGGATGCCCGGTTATCGGCGTCCTGTTTGCTGGAGAGACCTACTGTCTGTGGAGACAACATCTGGACTACACCTCCTAGCATCATGGCTGCACCAATTTTCATGGTGGCGGGACCCCAAGCTGCACCCCCCCATGCCTGCCCAAACGTCACCCCTAAAGCGCCAACAACAACAAGAACCGCACCTAAAATTGTCTGAAGCATTCCCGCTTTTTTACTTCCTATTACGACTGGAACTATACGAATAACTTCACCCGTAAGAGGAAACCCAAGAGCGTCTTTTGCAATGTTTTTCTTTCCTCTGAAAACGGCATAAGTGAGCCCGCGAATGCGACTTGTATTAAGATATCTCTCGAAGCCATCAATCGTTTTTGAAAGGGCATTAACAGATTCAGCTGTTGTTCTTATTAATCGATAATGAATCTTTCCGAAAGTCTTACCAAGAACCCCCCCCAGTTCTATTCTAGTCATAACTTCTTGCATATTCCCTCCAATAAAAAAGCCACTTAAAGTGGCTTTAAATTATTCATATGATTAAATACAGGAGCGTGCTGCGCTCCCCCATGGGTCACCTATACCTTTACTGGCAGCGTACACCGTGACATCAGAGCCGCCATTTGCGTTCTCTTGAATGAGCGCCATAGATAACATGCCGAAGAGATCATCCGCTGCTGAAATTCTATAACCAGATTCTGTTTCAATACTAGTCGCTTGTGGATGTAAATTTTGCCATTTAGGTGATAAGCATTTATTTAATTGAGCTGCATTTTTTGTTGAATGACCAGAATAGATAGGGGCTCCTTTCTGTAAAGAAGAAGCACTACAGCCTAACAAACTAAACAAAGAAATAAATATAATAGATTTTTTCATATCCCTATCCTCTTTTGATGTGGGGAAAGGTTAGCATAGAGACTTGTGGCGTAAAATCTTCATTGTACGTTCCATCCAGTAACCACCGTACGGCACCCGCTGGCTGAGGTGACCGTAAAGATGGTGAAGCAGTATGTTCCCTTCCAGCAATACTCCGGCGTGGTTCCACTTATTCGACTGCACCTGCATAATCACCACGTCACCCGGCTGCGGCGCGCCGGTAAACTCCCGGAATCCGCATTCGTACCAGCTATCCTGGTAAAAGTTATCCGGGTAGCGGTCCTCCCACCAGGGGTAATCGACGCGGTAATCAGCCAGCTCGGTGCCGTACGTCTGGCGGTAGTAACTCATCACTAGCCCCCAGCAGTCGTAAACGCCCAGCACAAATGGACGCTCCAGAAGTGGAATTTCACCTCGCGGCATGATGGTCCGTAAATCACCTTCCGGCCAGCTGACGATATGCCAGGGCAGCGCCGTCACATCACACTGCGCCTTATCCAGTTCACTCGGCTGCGTGGTGGCATCAGGATGGCTGTGCACGATGGCGGTGACCGCGCCCCAGTCTTCCGCTGTGGCGTAATCCTCCGGCGAGAGGTGAAAATGTTCTGTGGGTTCAGTAGCGAGGTTGCGACACGGGAAATATTTTTCCACCCTGCTTTTCTGCGCCACCACTCCGCAGCACTCGCGCGGATATTCCGCTTCGGCGTGGGCCATGATGGCCTCAATGGTCTTTTTGCGCATGTCAGCTCCGAATCAGGGATGTACCCGGAAAACCTCCGAACGGCAGCTCGTTACCTTCACCGAATCGCAGCTTACAGGCGGTCAGCGTGCCGTTGCATTCATCGCGGGACGGATCATCCACGGGATTGTTGTTTTTGTCGAAATAGCGCGTCCCGGCGTAATCACAGCCATCACCGGTACGATATTTATTACGGATGCACCAGGTGCAGAGGGAGTGAAGCTGACGTGTCGGGATCATCAGCCCCTGCAAATCCATCGGGCTGGATAACGCAAACTCTACAACCTCGTTGGTTTCAGAGGTTTTCGCGTCGATATACCAGACCTGCAGCTTTTCCTGCGTGGCATCTGCGGTCGGGTTTCCGACGGGAAAGTTTCGCGCGTCGAGGTATTGCGCCAGCGTGTCGTGGATAGTGACCTTCGCCTGCAGCATATCGTCATACGCCAGACACAGTGCTGTGATCGAACCATCAAGGTTGGCAACACGAAAGACCGGCTGCGCACTTTCGCCCCCCGTCGATTTTTCTATTCCTTCAATCTCACACGGCCAGGCCTTATATTCCTGGCCCTGCCACCAGATGCTTTTTGCCGCCAGTTTTGATTCGTCACCCCCGGCGGAGATTATTTCAGCTTCAGAATGGGGAATGCTGTGACTGTGAAAGCGCATAACCTCCCCCACGCCGAATGCCGTGCCGTCGACAGAAAAAAGCCGGACTGTGTCGCCCGGCTCAAGTTTCTGGTAATCGCTGTTGATCATGGTGCAAACGCCTGTTCAAAGGTTGCAGTAATTGTCATTACCGTTTTGCTCTTTATGACCTTCTGAAGACTGTCAGCCTCAACCCGCCATAAAGCGAGTTCGCCAAATGGCGGCTTAAACGAAAATGATTTGGTTTTATGTCGCCGTAGAAAAGCATAAATCTGAAGGCCCAGTTCTGGTCTCCCGGTAAAAGAGTATTCGTATGTAAGGATCTCGCTGTTCAGCCCTGAGCCGCTGACCTGCTTATAACTATCGCCAAACTGAACCTTACGGATTGTGTCGGTGCTTTTGGTTGTTGGCTGACTGGACGACTGAATCGACCAAGGGAATATTTCAATAGTCATAGACCACCTTAAAGATTCTTCGTACCCTCAGCATGGCTAATTATTATTGCAATACCTTCTGTAGCGCTTAAGGCTTTCTATGTCTGAATTTGATAATAATGCTGGTTCTCCATGATCAAATCCATAAGATGTGCTTTCTACATATATGTAAAATAAAGTATCACCTTGATAGCCACCAAATGCATTTTTGGCATTCACCTTGCCGCATATATAACCGCTAAGTTTAGATTCACTATTTTCATTATCTGGTGAAAACATTACACCCTTGAAAATAGCACTGTCAGGATCGCGAAGAGACTCCATGACTTTTTGCTTTCCAAAATCTATAGCTTCACTATTTTGCCCATTACAACCGGCCAAAAAAAAGCAGGTTAAAGCAAAAATACTAAATTTAGTCATTTTAATATCCTAAACCGCTCAAAATAAATGTATTTTACTTAAACGATATATGAAAAGTAACTACCGTTTTTGCTGGGCTACCCAGATCAGGCCGCCAGGACGCACTGCTTTAGCAATGCCATCATTAACAGCCTGCGTAATGACCTGCTGGTAAGCCCGCCCGAGCTGGTCTCCGGGAGGTTGCTTCGCTTCATTTTGCGGGGAGGTGACGGACACAGGCGCATAGACGCTGACACCAAAAGGCGCGGCGACGGCTGTTGACCCACCACCGACAAGGCCACCCGATGCGTAACCCCGCATCAGATTATAGAGATTGCCCACACCGAGGCGGCTGGTTGCCTCTTTGGTAAATACGAACTCGCCCCGGTGAACAACCCCTGCAGGCTCGTATTTCCCCCCGGATCCTGTATAACCGCCGGTGGCAAAGCCCATTGCAGTCGTGGCCGAATTCACCATTCCCACCAGCGCCTGCTTCATCAGAATCTGGGTAAGCATGGACATAATTGATCGCGTAAAATCTGACCAGCTTGCTTTACCGTTAGTGAGCATTGCTGCCATGTTTTCACTGATACCGTCAAACGCGGTAGAAGCTAATGATTCCATCTGGCCGTACGCGTCAGAAGCTGAATCAACATAGTTAGCCCATGCTGTTCGTGCCCCTGCCTGCCAGTTCCCACGCAGATCATCCTGTGCCGCATAAAATCTCTTGAGGGCTTCCAGTTCCTGCTGATAACCCTCATCTGATTCAGAACCACCGGCATTTTTCCAGCCCTGCAGCAACTGCGCCTCATCCAGCCTGCGCTGCTGCTGACGGCTGCTCAGACCGACACTGTCTGTCAGTGCTTTGGTCTTTTCCCCCATTTGCGTGACATATTTTTGCGATCTGTCTTGCAGGTTATTAAGGCGCTCCTGAATTACTTTCTCATCACCGAGGCGCGCATTAATTTCTGCCTGAGCAATCACTTTATCTTTATTACTGAACAGTGACTTTTCATCAGCGGTCAGCGCACGAGTTTTCGCAGCATTTTCCAGCACAGCGAAACGGGCCTGCTCTTTCCAGAGATCCTTCCGCTCCTGGCTGATGGTGTCATTTATATCCCGGTGCTGGCGCAACACCTCCAGTTGCGTCTGGAGTTCAAGCGTTTGCGCGCTGATCGAATCTGACGCTTTAACACCACCAGGCGTGGTGGTTTTGGCGGGCTTTTTAAGGGAGCTCTCGTATTCCTTTTTCGCTGCAGCCATCAGGGTGTTGTAGCTTCCCTGAAGGATGCGCCCTTCCTGCAGGGCCTTGTTCAGTTCCTTCTGTTTACTGGTGTATTTTTCCAGAGCAGTCTGCGACTTTTCATACGCGGCCTGCGCCTGTGTGGCATATTTCAGTCTGTCCCGCTCGGCAACAGACTGAGCTTCAGCGCTTTCTGCGGAAACAGTCTGCAGATCGGCCTGAAGTTGCGCCGCCTGAAGACTGATACGTGTGCGGTCCAGCACCATCTGATACTGTTTTCGCTTCACATCGGACACGCCCGGACCCGTCGCGTTTTTATCAAAGTTGGCCTGGGCAATATCAAACTGCTGTTGAGCCTTTTTCAGCAATTCGGCACCGGTATCGGGGCGCCCGATATCCAGTATTTTGTCCCACATCGATTTGAAGGCGTCGCCGACGGTGTTCGCCGCGCGCTCCAGGGTGCCCATATTGCCTTCAATGGCACGGGTCTGCTTTTCAAACCCTTCGGTCGCTGCATCGTTTGCCGCTTTCAGCGCGCCCGCAGCATCGCCGGAGCGCTGCAGTTGCGCTACATGCTCAATCTGTTCAGCTGTGACGTTGTGAAACTGCTGCGCCATGGCAATCAGGCCGGAGGTGGGATCGCTGGTCAGCTTTCCAAACGCTTTGGCGACATCCTCAATTTTAAGCCCGCTTTTGTCCGCAAATTCGGTGATGCTCACGGAAAGACGTTCGAAATTAGCGCCTGCAGCAACACCAGCATTTACCAGAGCCGTTAACGTCCCGGCAGCCGCTGAGAATGTGATCCCCGCGCTGGCAGCAGCCTTACTCACCGTCAGCATTTTTTGCGCAGTCAGTCCGGCATTGTTGCCGGACAGAACAAGCGTTTTATTAAAGTCGGACAACTGCGAATTGCTGCGGTACCAGGAATACAGCATCAGCCCGGCTGTAACCGCAACAGCAGCCAGCGCCACATTAAAAGGCGTGATAAATCCGCGTGCTCTGCCAAGATTCTCTGCAGCATCGGAGGCGTTATTAAAACTCTCCGCAAGTTCACCCGCGCTGTCGCTCGCTTCATCCGTGGATTTCTGCACATCACCACTAAAGCCGAAGAGCGCATCGCGCAGCGCCTGAAACATTGGCCCAAAGCCGCCGAAACTGTCTTTCACCTGACCGCCCTGCTGAAGCAGGATCAGGAACGGAGACTGGCCACCGGCCAGCTGCGTGGCAATATCGGTAAACTGAGCTGGAAGCATTCGTACAGCATTACTGTATGCTCCCACTGACATACCTGCACGCCGTGCTGCGGCTTCCTGCCGGTTAAACGCCCGATCCACCTGGTCGGCGGCAGCGGTTGCAGCCTTACCCAGTTCGCTGAGTTTCTTTCCGCTGTAAGCCAGTTGCTCATTAAATTTTGGCGAATTCAGATCGAGATTAACGATCAGGTCACCCACCGACTGGGCCATAGCGCACTCCTCCTAGACTTTCAGCAACAGACATCATGGTGTTGTCATCCTGTTCGGTAACCAAATCAGGGGGATTAAGAAGACTGAAGCTGGCGGGAGTCAGCTCCGTGTCCTTACACATGAGGGAAATAATAAGATGGCTCAGGCGGGAAAAATGAACATCCTGCAGATCGTTTTCGAAATACTGTTCGCGGTAGAAACGCCCCCACTCAGCCAGTTCTGAAGATGACATGCCGGCAAGCATCTGGCGCCAGTCCGGGCGTCGAAATTCCCTCGCCAGCTTCATGACAAAATTCAGCTCGCCGGCGAGGACTTTTCCGCATCAGGCGCTTCAGCTTCTTCCTGTACCCCGGCATTTTCTGGCGACTCCTCCGGCAACATATCTGACAGCATTTTCACGAACCGATCGGCGGCACCGATCATGTTGATCGGCCAGCCGGACAGAATGTCCTGATGCAGTTTTTCAACATCGCCTTTAGCGGGGTCGGCCTGCCAGAGCGACATTGCAACAAGTCGGGCACCGAGGCGAATATTTTGCTCCACCAGAAGTGGGTAAAGCGTTTTCTCGTCAGCATCTTCCGGCAGTTCTTTTTCTGCACTGGCAATAAACTGCAGGTGCTCAATACGCTGTAAAGCAGACAGCTCAAACAGTGTAATTTCCTGATCAGCATACTTAAACAGGCCAGACTTCAGGTACTTTGACATATTGACTCCGTAAAAGGGGCTTGCGCCCCATGGTTCAGGAAACGGTGACTTTACAGATTGCAATGAACTGGCCGTCACTGGTCATCACCACGATGTCCGCCTGGCCGGCGGCCACGCCCTTAACGGTCAGGACATTGCCAGCCACAGTTACAGTCGCTTTCGCACGGTCGGAAGACGAAGCCAGGAAAGTTTTATCGGTCGCACCAGCCGGGTTAACCGTGACATTCAGTGAATCGGAAGCATTTACCGCCAGCGCAAGCGTGGTTTTGCTCAGCGTCACGCCGGTCACCAAAGTAACGGGGGTTCGGGTTTCTTCCGCCAGGCTTGGCTTGCCGTTGTTACTGATCTTCACGCTGCGGGTAATCACTTCTTTTGCCGGAATGGTTTTACCCAGGCTGCTGATCCAGCCCTTAAACACATCAACCGTACCGTTGGGGAATTTAATTTTGTAGGCGCGCACATCACCTGCATAGAACCAGTCAACCAGCCCCTGCTGCCCGGACTCACCCGGCTTCCAGGCCAGCACAAAGCTGGTTTCGCCAGCGGACTTTTCACCCTGTGCGGTGTTCGTCCAGTCTGCGTTGGGATCGTCAAGATAAGTATCGTCATAAGACTCCGCCGTCAGTTCCCCCGGCGTCAGTTCTTTAACCTTTGCCGTGCGCGTCCAGTCCGTGTCAGAAAGTGGGTTTGCATAGGGATCGCCGGAACCGGTGTACACCCAGAACGTGGTGCCTGCGCCTTTGACGGGTTCAAGAGGGTTTGGTGTTGGCATAATTTCCTCACATCACATAAGAGACAGAATATTGCAGGTCCGCCGAGCCCCACGTGACCATTTCGTCGTCACGCTGGTAGTCGTAGCCCCGGGCAGATATGGTTTCGAGAACGCCGGAAAGCGCGGGAATGCTGGCCATGACCGGATAAATGTTGTTTTCCATCCATTCATCCAGTGCCGAATCGGTGTCATTCCCTTTAAGAAAAACTTCGATATGCAGCGTTGCGCGCCACATATCTTCATCAACGGACTCGCCAGTCGACTCGGCATCGGTGAGATATACAGCGACCGCCGGCAGATCCTGGGGCTCCAGTACGGACGGACGACCATCAAACCAGGTCGCCGCCGGGGCGTTACCGGCTTTCAGTGCGTCGAGTACAGCTTTACGAATCAGTGGGTGCTTCATTTCGTCACTATCAGCCTCAGTTGGTTACGAAGTGCGGCGGCCATCTCTTTGGGAAGGTCGGTTTCGGTCAGCCGCTTACTTTCTTCCTTAAACGCCGTGGTTAAGGGTACTGCCAGCGGGATACTGACCACCTCAACCGGATATCGCGCCCGGGTTGTGCGGCGAAGCACATGCCAGCGACCATTTTTCAGCTGCTGAATGAAGCCGCCAGGAAAGGAGAATTTACCGATACGCAGCACGCTGCCGGCACCGGACACGTCACGTCTTCGGCGCGAAAGCCTGACGCTGGCGACGCCCAGTTTGATGGCGGGAAGATTGCCGCGGTTAACCCGGATGGTAGCCAGCGGTTTGCGGATGGTGGCTTTCTTCAGACGGGCACGCTGGTTAACCAGCTTCCTGGGTACTTTCGTCTGTCCCGCAACTCGCCGGGTGCTGTGGCTGACCGCCCGGGTGGCAACGCGGTTAACTGCCTGAGAAGATGCACGCGGTACCGCTGTTTTACTGATGCTTTCAAGATTGGCGATGGCCCGCTCCAGACCTTTGATGGACATGCTGCCCCCTTACTCAATCCAGATTTGCGGCTTTCCGTTGAATGTTTGCTGGCGGGTAACTTTGTACGTTTCACCTTTCCAGATGACGACATCATGCCGGCGCGGTTTCAGTGAATCCGAGAAAATAACGAGGGACAGACCTTCACCGGTTACCGGCCCCATTTCAGCCAGGAACTGGATTTCGATAGCGTCATACCCCATTCCATTAATCAGCACACGATCGCCCATCTGCCGGACAGTGGCGGCATCCATGCGCGCCACCATTTGCCGGAAGCGGTTAGCCATTCAGCCTTACCGCGACTGAAGTGGTATTCGCGCCGGCAGCTTCCCAGGCTTTGCCGGCTGGTACCGCTCCGGTCGCATCCAGCTGGATTTTTCCGCCTTTGATATATACCGCCTTACCCTGGGCGATATCATCTGCGGCCAGCTTGGGCAGGATCACGACACCGGTCGTGCGCCCGTCGCCGGTTTCACCGGGTGCGATATCAACGATTGCCACTGCGACAATGTCACTGATTACAACGGGCGCGCCACTGAGGATTGCGGAAGCGCCACTGTTAGTGATGGCGATGGTATTGCCATCCTGAAGATAATTTTTCATGCAAGTCTCCACGGCCCCTGGCGGAGCCGATTTTCAGACATAAAAAAAGCCCTGACGGGCCACGGGAACTACAGGGGTGAGATTATTTCCCGGAGGATTTGACCAGACCGCGGTAATCGAGCGGCGCCACACCCGCGTCAATACGCACTTTGGTGGCCACACCGTCTGTCGTGAAACCCTCCTGCTGATCGATGTACGGCGTATCGACACCGTTCAGGTAGGCAACCTCGATGGTGTCGCTGCCTTTTCTGGCGGCCAGGTACCACGCTGCCGGGTCAGCATCATCAAGACGGGGCTCAGAAATGATTTCTGCAAAGTTCCGGATCGGGTTTTCGATACCGGCGTTGACGTCGGCGCCCTTAACGCTGGCAGACTTAATGGTCTGGCTGGCTAAAGTTTCAAGTACCGTCGGTACCAGAACGTAAGCCGGGCGAATGTTAAGCGAGCGCTCCCCTTCTTTCTGTACACGCATCAGCTGGCGCGCCTTATCAAGGCTGGTGACATCGATAGCGCCGGTTGAGAGGTTTTTGTGATCGGCACTGAACAGCGCCTTACCGTCTGAAAGTTTCGGGTTTTCAATCAGTACCGCATAGACCAGATCGCCGATGGTGGCCTTCGCCGCACGCCCCATTTTGGTAGGGACGTCAGTCAGCTGGTTCAAATCATCATTGATGATGGCCTGGCGGGTAATGGAGAAGATCTCACCATAGGTCGCCAGCGCAATGGTTTCGCCTTTATCACCTGTGGTGACGTATTTATATTCTGCACCTTCACGGACCTGGCGCAGAGACGAGAAGCCCCCCATACCTACACGATGCGCGGTCTTGAAGTCGCTCAGGCTACCTTTCTTGGTCCACAGTTCGAAGGTTTCCTCGGCTTCTTCCCAGCCCTGCAGCAGCGCTTTATTGGCAACGTCCAGCAGGATATTACCGAAGTCAGAAGTGCTGTGCGTCAGCGCAAATCCGACCATCTGCATCGGGTTGTAACTCGCCACACCGATACCGCGTTCGGTCAGGGACATGCGCGCAAGCTCACGCAGCGTCATACCGTTATAAACATTATCACGCGACATTTCTTCGTAACCGGCACGGGCCATCAGCGCCTGGCGGATACCATCGCCCACGATATTCCCGTTACCCGCATAGATATGGGTGGTGCTGGTTTTGTTGGAAGGGGTTGCTGTTTTGCCGAGCTCCGCCAGCAACTTGTCTTTGGCCTGCTCAACGGTGCAGTCCAGATCGGCAATACACTGCGCCTGCAGGTCCTGGTGGCGATTGCCGAACATGGCAAACAGATCATTAATGCCGTTGAGCCGTTCACGCTGTTCTGCAATCACCTGGGCACGGATGGTGTCAGCGTTTACCGGATTCTGCGGCGTATCCTGCGGCGCGGGGTTTTGCGGATCACGGCTGGCGGTGTTGCGCGGCGGGGTGACCATATTACGAATGCTTTTTGGCATCTTCTCAAATTCCTCAATACGTTTTGAATGGATACAGGCCATCGCCTGCAGTGACGGGGTCACCTGGTCGGCAAAACCCTGAGCCAGGCACTCTTCGCCGGTAAGCCAGGTTTCGTCTTCCAGCATGGCGGCAATCTCATCATGAGATTTACCAGTTTTGGCCGCGTAGGCCGGGATAAGAACGCTTTCGACTTTGTCGAGCAGGTCAGCATAGTCGCGCATATCCTCCGCATCGCCGCCGGCAAATCCCCATGGCTTATGGATCATCATCATCGTGTTTTCCGGCATGACGACCGGGTTACCGACCATGGCGATCACCGAGGCCATTGAAGCGGCCAGTCCATCGATATAAACCGTGATGGCCGCGCCGTGGAACTTCAGGGCATTAAAAATGGCGATGCCATCGAAGACATCGCCACCCGGCGAGTTGATGTGCAGTTTGATGTGGGTGATATCACCCAGCGCTTTCAGGTTGGCCACAAACTGTTTTGCCGTTACCCCCCAGTAGCCAATTTCATCGTAGATGTAGATCTCAGCCTCGCTTTCCGCGCTGGCCTGCATACGGAACCAGCTATTTTTTACGCTGGCTTTCGGGCGGTTCATTACCCGGTTTCGTTTCCTGGACACTGGTGTCTCCTTTGTCATTTGCCGGGTCTGTGTCGAACACCAGCCCCTGTTTACGGTTTTCATCAACCTCTGCTTTGCGGCGGCGTTTTACGTCATCCGGATTGGCACCGCGCGCGCGCACCCATTCGCTTTCCGTGGCCGCGCCACCGCGTAACAGCAGCTTCCACGCTGTAGCCTCTTTCACCGGGTCAATCCACGGCATGACCGGTCCCGAATACACCGCGTTGTAAAGCGATGCCTTATCCATACCGCGTGGCAGCTGGATTTCTCCCGAGGCGACAGCCATCTTCAGCCATGCGCGGTACATCGGGCGGGTGATCGCAGCAATAAACGCATCCTGGAGAATGAGGTAACCTTCAGTGGACTCCACCAGCTCCTGGCGCTGGGCACTGTAGGTACCATCATAATTCCGGGCGATGCTGGAGAAGCTGCCGCGCGAACCCGCAGCAACCGCGCGCAGCTGGCCGTTGCGGAACGTTTCGAGGTTGGGATTGGGTCGGTCTGATTTGATCATCCCGATGTCTTCACCTGGCCGCAGATCGTCAAACAACATGCCGGGCTCAATATTGAGCTCACGTGAGCCACTGCCAGCGTCATCAGGATAGGACTGGCCGTCCCCTTTTTTGATGAACATGCCCAGCGCGGCAGCGATACGCGCTGCGGTCAGTTCGGCGTCCTCATATTCCTTCAGTGCAGACAGGCGCATCATCACACCCGCCAGTAGTGAGTTACCGCGTAACTGGTGCAGGCGGCGCATGAACTTCAGATGCAGCATGTTTTCAGCGACGATATCTTTGGTTTCGCCCAGCATCATCCCTTCAGCGGGCATGTTGCGGTACACCAGATATTTCACCGGACGCCCCCAGTCGTTCAGATAGATGCCCTGGCTGAGTTTCTGGCTGGGATCGGTTTTTTCCAGCGGGACAAAATCCGGCTCCAGCGCCTCAAGCCAGAACGGGATGCCTGCCACCGGTGACAGGCCGTTTCCTGTACCGCTTACCAGCTGGGCAAAGACTTCACCATCACGCAGCCAGGTTCGCGCCATCAGGCGCTCAAGCACAGGCCGCGTAAACTGCCCGGTTACATCAGGAGACACCGACCACACAGACCACTTTGCGCGAATCTGGGTGGCCAGCCCGTCAGCCAGCTGACCGTTTGCCAGCAGCGGTTGGGGCTCCACAATGATGCCCTTTGCGCCGACAATGCGTTCCTCCAGCTTGTCGAGTACACCAATCACCAGATCGTGATTGCAGTCCAGCCAGCGCGCCTGCTCGCGCAGGGAGCGACCACCGAACTGGGTTAACTGGTTGGCGGTGCGGTTTTCGCGGCGGGCGCGGTGAGTACGCGTCGGCATTACCGCTTCATATGCCTGGATCACCATCCGGGAACGCAGCCGCGCTGCTTTCCATCCCGGTGAGAGCAGGCCAATTGCATTATCCAGCAGGCTCATCGCGGAAACCTCGCCAGTTTAAATCCACCGGAACCGCGTCCCGCTGCAGCGGCAGTTGCCGATGCCAGTTTTCGCTCCCACTCCTGGCGGCCTTTACGGATTTCACTAAGGTTTTCCATGGTCATCTGCTGGCCATTAAAGGTGATGGATTTCCCCTGCAGCACGGTTAGCTCCGCCTCGGTGTAGCGGTCGACCATATTCTGAATATCGTTAAGCGTCACACCCAACCTCCTGATGTTGATGGTGCCCAAACCGAGTCACGGGATGGTGACTTAGCCTTCTGCTGAGATACTGCCGGTACCGGCTTAGTAACAGCCTCCAAAGCTGTCGGGCCATCTGCCATTTCAGCCACAACCCAGGAGTCGCGGCGCGCCCATTCCGGCGCATCAGGCCATTTAATCTTTTCGTAACCATGCAGAATGACCAGCGCATGTGCATACACCATAAGGTCAAACGCCTCATTAGCGCCCTTACCGGGCTTCGTCCATTTACCATCAGGGGAACGCTCCTCATAGGTCAGTTCGTCGTAGAACCACTCCCCCAGCCAGTCGGGGAAATGAACATAGTTCGGCCCGGGAACATCACGCCACAGGGCGTTATTGATCCGGTCCTTAAGCGCGTTGGTTTGCAGAAGATAAAGAGGAACATCACCTGCCGCCTTTGCGCGGCGGGAGGAGCGCCCGGTGTTATCGGGATACGTTCTGGTGATGAGTTTTGCACGTGCCTGACTGTCACCCTTAAACAGCCAGACCCGGCGTTGCAGGCCATCCCGGCGACAGCGCCGCCAGAATTCATAAGCGTTATCCGTAACCCCGTCCTCACCGCCGGAGTCCACCGCCATCGCCATTAGGCCCATGCGCATTCCGGGCTCGCCTTCGATCGCCCAGGTTTTCTCCAGCACATCCGTGCGCAGCAGTTCCCAGTCCTCCGGGTAGCTTGCCGGATCGATGTGAAAACTTTCGCCGTCGGCGTTCGTACGCAGGGACTGAAGGATGTTATAGCGGTCCACTATCCACCGCTCACCCTGTGCGCCATAACCCACGACCTGAACAACAAACCGGCGGTTGCGTCCGCCCTGCACATCAACCGTGGCCACAAGAAACTGAACACCGGCAGGCACCCGGCGTTTTTCCACTGGCTCGGCGCGTTGTTGCAGCGCTTCACCCTTACGCTGGTTAAGGCCGGATCGCGGAAGGTAAGGAAGTCCCCAGTCGGTATTGATAACTGTCTTGAGTGTTTCTTCGCTGCCCGTAACTTCGTAGTCCTGCTCAGCCGTCAGCAGCTTGTAAACCAGTTGTGCCCAGGTCTGATATGCCGCGGCAGGCCCCTCCATCCAGAACGAGGCGATGCGGGAGCGCCGCGCCTCGCCGGTGATACTACCTTCGCGATCAATTTGCTGCCCTTCGCGCAGCCAGACCCCCTTCAGGTTGAGCGTACGCTTCATATCTGCGGTGATTTTCCCGTTGCATGACGGGCAGCAGATATGCGCGGCTTCGCTGGCTTTAACGGTGTCACTGATTTCACGGTAGCCAGTCATGGCATGCATTTCCGGCTGGAAATATTCGCCGCAATGCGGGCACGGCCAGTACCAGCGGCGGCGATCGCCGCGGTTATAGAGTGCCAGAACGCCGGTAGTTGGCGGCGCTTCGTGGGGCGACGTGCGCCGCCATTTGGTATCAATGATGTCCCGCCCGGGAGAGCTTTCCACAAGCGTCATACCCGAGGACATAAAGGTGGTGGTACGTTTTGACGCAAGCGAAAAGGCATCACCTTCCCCGTCGATATCCTCGGGGAAACGATCATAATCAGTCAGCGCAACGCACTTGTAATCCGAGGAGGACATGATGTTCACTGACGGCCAGCCAATCTTCAGGTAGTTGCCTGCCCGGAATGTGCGATCGTGAACGTTATTATCGTTACGCCGCGGACTGAGCCGGCTCTTTACCTCAGGGCTACAGCGAAAGGTACGGTCAAGACGCTTTTTCGAGTGTTCGCGCGCCTTCTCTTCCGTCATCTGTATGATCAACATATCGGAGGGGTCACACACCACGTTGTAAACCACCCACCCGTCAATCAGGCCAATAGTTTTCCCTGTTCGCGCCGGGCCTACAAATACCACGGCATCATATTCACGTGATGCCAGGCAGTTCATTGGCTCTATAACGTAGGGGGCAAGATTCGGGTCCCACGGGACCGAGTTTCCCGCGCCCATAGGGACACGCATATATTTACTGACCGCCTCGGCCACCAGCATGCGTCGCGGGGCACGAAGAATACCAGGCATATCCCTGCGGATACCCCTTGCGGATGCCCGCTTCGCCATCAGTCCTCCTCAGGCTGGTCCTCCTCCGGTTCTGCGTCCAGAACCCTCTGGGCTATCTGGTCGCGTAAATCATCAATAACGCTCTGCACGCGGGCGACGGCTGCGGGCGATAATGCACAGTCACGCTCAAGGATATCGGGTAACGTTTCCAGAACCTGAACCACGGCCTTTGACATGACAGCAAATTCCCGGGCGACCTGCTCTGCCGGAATAAGTTGCCCCGTTTCCTGCTCGAACTTGATCCGTTCGTTCTCAGCTTTCCAGTGAGCCAGCCTGTCAGAGGGTTGCATGTCATCCACAGTGGCGGAAACCGTGGGCACCATGAGTTCCGTCAGGATGTCGGTGACCAGATAAAGTTTCAGCTTGCTGTTACTGCCAGGGGCTGGCTCGACGTTTTTAAGCCTGGCGGCTACCGTCTGGCGATGCACATTAGTGATCCCGGCGAGCTGGTTGATGTTGAGCTTCAGGGAAGCGATTTCCTGGTCCATGATGGTGAGCGCTTTTTAACCGTTTCGACATCTTTGCAAATCGCCACAGCGAAAAATCAGCAACTTGCGCACATGATGATGATGACCATAGATCTCAAAAATCAGCCGTTTTCCGCGTGCCCGCCGCCTCGTGGCTGAGGCCCCCTCCGGGAGGACCCGCCATGATGAGGTATATTCTCATTTGCGTTTGAGAAGCACTTCATTTAGCCGTCCAGATGTCTTTCATGGACGATTAAGGGCGAACTAATCAGCGTCCGCAATTGAAAAGCAATCCACCCGGCTTCAGCGCGTTGCGGATGGTATCAGACAGAGCCTGATCGATACCCCGCTGAAGCCTGACTGCATCTGATTCCCGTTCAGCAGACAGCGTGTTTAACTTAGCCACCAGCGACCGGAACACTTCACTGTTACGCACCGCATCAATAACAGCTTCGCGCATATCGTCTGATAGAAGGGATTTAGTATCACTACTGCCTACAGCGTGCTTTGCAGAAATTACGTTAGGGCCTGGGAAGCCGCCAAAAGGAAGAGGCTCGCCCTGAAATTTGTAGGCAGTGGTCTTTAGCGATACAGGATCGTACTCATTAGCTACTTTCATCAGGCGGTCGTCTGACTTGCCTGCGAGTTGCCCGGACACGATTGCTGTGCCTATTTTGGCGTTGGTAATGGTGCCGTCTTGGATAAACGCATCTTTGATGAAGTTCTGGCCTACCCGTTCAGCGTCCACCTGCAATGAATCAGGCTCACCAGTAATATGTGCCTCTCCTGATTTATTCAGGCTCCAGCCTGTACACGGTAATTCCTCAAGCTCAAGAGGCAGCATTTCGTTTGATAGCGGTATGCCCTTTTCATCCACCAGCACAGCTATGATCAAATAACCATCTGGAACCATGATTTTTTCACTGACAACCCATGGCGTTGATGAAAAACCCTGGATGTTTAACTCACGCAATAAAATAGGTTCATCAAAGTAATAACTGAATTGAGCGGTCCAGCTCCGGTCAACAGCAGCAATGTGGACCTTATGCTCTCCGCCGTATTTGCGCGTATTACCGGCGTTATCACTAATCGTCTCGCCTACTGGCGGCAATGTGACGAGAGCCTTCATCATCTGGTAAGTGTTTTTCATAACTGTTTCCTTTTAGGCGTGAGCCTGTCGCACGGCAAAGCCGCCGAAAGTTAACGGCTTGCCCAGGCTCACAGCTGAAAGACTTTCTTCGATGTGCGCGTGCGATGCGCATAAAAAAGCCCCGCGAATGCGAGGCTTGTGAAAAATTGATGGGATAGAGGCAGTTAGTTGGCTTTTTCGTAGATAATATTCAGTTCATCATTAGGCTTCCCATCAACCAATATTGGGAAACGATGCTGTTTGTTATCTTTAGCAAATACCACACTTGTGTAGTCATCATTCAGGTGCGAGAAATAACCTAACTCTTCATGTATGAAAACAAACTCTGTGGTCTTCGCTTCTTCCAAACCGCCCGGTGTGTCCAGAAATTGCTTAAAATTTCTCACGCTACCTCCTGTTTCATAGGGGAGGTAAAAGTATATTTCGGCAAAGTAATACGAATTGTTATTTCAGGCACTGTTCTGAAATATATTCCTGCATTCCATTAATCATTTTATTGACGGTTTCGATTCGCTGTCTGAGGGTGAAATAATCCCGTTCAGCGGCGTCAGTAAGTCTGGGGCCGGTGCCATCATCCAGGCTGGTGGTGCCGGGCGCTCCGTTCGCGGGACATCTGGCGGAGATTTGCAGCCGCTTACGCCCAGCAGCAACATCACGCTCAAGCTGTTTAATATTTTCCTGAGCATCTGCCAGCTCCTTCGTGTATTTCGCATCGAGTGCCGCGACGTCACGCTGCCGCACCTGCATGTCGTTAATGGTGGCGTTCGCCAGACTAAGCGCCTGCGTTTTCTCGTCACGCTGCTTTTTGTACTCAATGGCGTTGTCACGGTACCGGTTCACCAGAAAGGCCAGCGCCCCAGTAAGAACCAGCACCACCAGCGGAAACCAGTACTTCCTCAACAGTGCCCGGATCATAACAATGCCGCTCGTGCTCGGTTGTAACGTTGCCGGCGGTCTTCAATGCCGTTCTGACCGCCATTAATAATCTGCGTGACGCGGGCCAGGTCGCCGGAGTAAAGCAGGCATCCGCTGGTGACAAAGAACCATGCCGCCGAACGCGCCGCGTTACGGTCCTGCTCCAATTGCTCCGGGCTGGTGACCAGGTCGAGTTTCAGCGCGGCGCCACAGCGTCGGTAATTATCCTGACCGGTAATTTGAATCAGGCCACGACCGCGATATTTCCAGCCGTCACCCGGCGCTTTGTTGCCAAGGCGCTTGCTGTAAACCAGATTGGCAATAGCGCGCTGGCGCTCCAGTGGCAACACCTTTTCATATGAGCGGCGGCCCAGCGCGTTTGCCTGGTCCTGAGTAAGCCGCCCGGCGCGGATGAAACCCGCCAGACCTGCCACGCTGTAATTCATGCTTTCCACCAGCCGGGTAAAACTGGATGACTCATGACCCACTTGCGCGATAAACATCGCCTGATCAGTCGGTGCAGTGATACCGAATTCTTTCATGGCAGCATCAATGTGCGGAAACCAGCGCGCAGATAATCCGGCGCTTATACCAGCCGCCTGCTGAAATTGTGATTGGTTCATTCCGGCCTCAGTACATTGAAGAGCCGCGCGACGTTGCCCCGGGCGCGGAACACGGCAGCGCAGATGATCAGGTTGATTGTCACGGTTGCCCAGTGGGTATGCAGGTAGGAGTCAAACAAATACCGGAACGGCACCGATGCATACGCCAGGATAATCACATAGGCCAGCCATGAGGCCCACGGGTTATGTCGCCCGCCAGGCTTGCGGAACATCATCAGGCGCAGAACAATGGCGGCACAGGCCACCACATTCGTCACCACCAGCGGATCGTTAGTTACCATTGGTTCCCCCTCTCCAGCGTGCGAGCAGCTTTAGCGGGTCCTGTTCACTGAAAAACGTCAGCGTCTTGATGGCCACGGCAGACAGGATCACCGCACCGAGCGCATCCAGGGGCTTGTCTGCGTAGCCCGTCATTTTTGCCAGCCACGAACCCACCAGCCCGGAGCCATAGACGCCAGCAAAATACGAAACGACGAAATACGCGGAACGGCGAAAAATCGTCAGGTCGGCAGCGGTGGCCACGTAAAACACGGCCCCAGCAAACGCGCCGAACACCACGCCGTAATCGGTGCCAGTGAGCAATCCATAAATGCTGGCACCAGTCAGCGCGCTACCGGCGGCTGCGGTACCGGAAAAAGGTTCGGACATTACGCCCCCTCGTTAGTGATGAGTCCTCTCAGGAATGAGGGGAAATAAAAAAGGCCCACCGAAGTGAGCCTTTAAAAGATATTTTGGAAATATTTACTTAACTAACCAAAAATTTGTATTACGCATTCACAACTCCTGATATGAAGGTTTTAATATTTCACACCATTGCCGTAGTGTTGACGCCCTTCTTTTTTTGGTTTTTTCGCTAAGTGATAAACACATTTCGAGTAAAAACGCTTCCGCAGTGCTGGGGTCTAATTCAGAAAGGCTCTTAACTTGACTCCAAGTTATCCAAGCCCAACCACAATGACTCGCCTCGAAACTACGGGCAGCAATTCTAAGCCGCTTATCATGATCTGCCTCTGCTAATTGCTGCCCAAGTGCAGATACTGAACCATTACTATTTAAAAAACCTAGAATTTTGCACGCATGAATATAATAAAGTATATGTCTTTCATCCAAGCCTGTACTTATAAGGTTTAAATGCTTATCCTGCCACTTCAACTCAACAATTTTGAATATCTGTTCCATCAAATTAGCCTGAGGCACCTGATATCCACCAACTACTTGAACCGACATCTTAGCTAATGCATCACCATAATACTCAGCATCTGTTTTTCTAATGACCAATATGAGTTCGTCAGTGTTATTACTTTTAAGTTCTAAGCTTGAACTTGTTTCAAGCACAGTTTCGAACAAAGCAGAGAGCATTTGCACATCAAGCTTCCTGCTCTTTATAAAATCCAAAAGATTACCTCTCGCTAAAATTAATGCATTCAAGTCTTTCAGTAAAGGCTCTATTAACTGCATTTTCTCAGCCTGAAAAGAGAGTACGAATGAGCCTGGTCGTCCAGAAACAGGTCTCATTAAATCTTTCTCATCAAAAACCGCTAAAATTGATGAATATAAATCGTTGAAACACTCAAATAATTTTGACACACCTTTCAAAACTAATGGGTTTGTAGAGGAAGCGGTCTTCTCAACATGGATTTCGTGGGTAGAAAATTCAGTTTCATCGCCAATTTTCCCGTTTGGCAAAACAGGAAGAACAGAACTAATATATAAACCACTTCTAGGTAATTTTATAGTTTTATTTAGAGTTGACGAATCCAAAGTTACAAATTCAACCCTATCATCTTCATAATATATATTAAACTGATAGCATTTTTTTTGCTCTTGGTATGACAGCATACTAAGGATATCAATACGCCTCCTTTCCAAGTGCTCAAGCCTTTCTTGCGAAACGGGAACAATCAGCCACTTATCAAATTCATCCTCATCACCTAGCCAGTAAACAGCGAAAAGACTGTTTATTTCGTTGGTTACTGAAAAGAATTTTGGCCCTTCAAAAAATTCATAAATTTTTTGATATGTAAGCTCGCCAAAAATACTATCTTTAAGAAAGATGCTATTCATTTTGACATCCTTCTTATACAAGTAAATTTAGAATGAACCTTTGCTTCATTATAAAGCCAAACTGTATAATGGGTTGAATCGGGAGCTCCCGTTTTCAACATGCGTCCATCATTTGCTGCAAATTGCCCTTTAGCAATAAATTTTTCACCAACACCTTCTGGAAATTTATCAAAGGCATTAACTATAGATTTCTCGTCCGTATAAACGGAAACTCCATAACAACATTTAAGTTGAAGTCCTTTATACTTCTTCAAACGTTTGGGATTCTCTACCTTCATGTTTAAGAAGCATAACTCACCCGGAGGGTTTGCTTTCGTCAAGCGAAAGAAAAGGCCTGACGCTTCAACCGCCTCTTTAGGCGGAGTATTCGGGGGAAAGTCAGCAGGAAAAGTTAGCTGAACGTTATTGTCTTTTGATGCTTGGTGCGTAGTTTGAGACATGATGATCATCCAAGACGATTAACAAAAAGCTGCCAATCACTTGATTTCACCCATGCAGTCCGTTGGCATTAGACTCAATATAACAACAAGTACATAGGTACCATATGCATATTAGCTATAAATAAACCTATTTTTATTACAAAAACATAAAGCCACATAATATGGAGTGGTTTGCCAGACGAAGCACTATATATAGGAAATTTTTAAACAATATTTTTTAACGTTAGGCGCAAAATCCCATCGTTGGAAGAATCTTACCCATAATTTTTGAAAATGGCAACCATCATGCCGCCATTTTCGCTAAATATGCTGCTATCGTGTAACTTCCCTCAATTTTAGCTCTGCGTAGGTTTCTTCCTGCCAGCACTTCGATACCAGTTTATTGATCACGTCGGCGTATCCGTTGTACCACTGGTAATCAGTCATATCCGGTACCAGACGAGCTACCCGGGCGCGCGCCAGCGTGGTCGGGAGTCGACTGAAGCCTTTGCCATTGCAGCGATCACATATTTTCTGAACCGGCACCCCATGTAAAAGGCTGCGCTTTTTATCGATTGCTGTTCCACGCCCAGAACAATCGCGGCATGCGGTGCTAATCTTGCCCTTACCTGCGCAGTGCTTACAAAGCTCCTCAACCTCTTCCCTGCGTACAGTCGCTTCAATACCTTTCACTCCAGGATGTTTAACCACTTCGCGCATGCAGCGGATCACACCTTTCCCGTTGCAGTGTTCACACTCGCAACTGCTGGCCGCTGAGCGGGCATAGTCGCTATATGCGAACTGAGCCAGACAGAGGGCCATTTCGGCGCGGGCGTCGTCGCTAAGCTTCTTCATGGCCGGGTTCCGGAGCGCCAGCGCGTAATTCATCAGCCCTTGGATAGCTGGCTGTGGATCCTGAATGCCCATCTTCGCCAGGAACAGGTTAAACCCTAGCGGGGCCTTGGCCTGTACCATGCCCTGGGCTGCCATAACATCGGTAATGGTTAACGCGTCACCGCCGGTGGCGGGTGTTTCGTCATTCAGTTTCGGTGATTTAGGTGAATAGTATTTTGGTAATGATTCCAGATTCATCGCGGTCTCCACCCCGTTTACGCCAGCGCGCCAATGGCAAGCGCCCGGTCTAATGTCTTCAGCAGCAGCTCGGGCTGCGTGCCGTATTTGGCTTCAAATGCCCCTACATCCGCATGAAGTTCATCGTGGTGCGTTCTGCACAAAGGCAACACGAATAAGTCATGGGCTTTGGTCCCCATCCCACCCTGTCCGTATCCGATCAGGTGGTGGGGATCGTCTGCTGTTTTGCCGCAGCACGCGCACGGCTGCGATTTCACCCAGCGGGTGTACTTCTCGTTCTGCCAGCGGCGGCGCTTCGGTCGCAACATGAACGACTCCGGCGTCTCCGGGTCAACCTTCAACGCCAGCACCTGTTTTACAGCTTCCTCCACCATGCTGGTGGCCGGTACCGACGGCATAATGTCCGCTTCACGGGTTACCGACTGGATAACCTGTTTCGGCATTTGCAGCGCCTGGCGCGCGACTGACTCCGGGATCACGTGAGCCAGCTTGTTGAACGTCAGCCACCAGCAAAGCTCCGGCAGGGTCACCGCGTGGGAATCATCGAACCCCAGCCCGCGTCGAACCACCGACAATACCCAGGCTACCAGGTTTGCCCGCGCAATGCCTGCCAGTTCGTCAGTAAAATGCTCCCGCACTTTGTTGTCGCAGGACCAGCACAGCCGCAGCGCGCCGGGTTCATGCCGCATAGTCACCAGTTCGTGGTGGTGATAGCTGGTATGCGGATACTGGCAGCCTGATTCACGCAGCAGCCAAGCTTCCAGGCTCGCCAGTCCACCAGCACGCAGTATTACTTCGGAGTGTTCGAATACAGGCACCATGACCGGATCTTCTGCCAGTGGCTGGCGTGCCGCCGGGATTTCACCAGTTGGCAGGTCAGCCAGTCGATCCGGTTCGTTCTCCAGGAGGATGCGACCGCGGCAGAAATGCGGCAGCAATTCAGGACCGGGCCGGAACGCCACCAGCCCGAACTCTTTGATGATCACAGGGTTTAACAGTGCTCTCACGCTGCATTACCTTTAGCAATATGCTCCGCCCACAATCCGCCGATCCACTTCACCCCCTTCGCAGTAAATCGCGCCTGGCTGAATGCATGGTTGGAAGTGGTCGACGTTCCCGTTTTGACTTCAAATCGCCCGGCGGCGATATGCTGGTGACGCGGGGTCAGTGCGCCGCCCAGGCGATACATGATGTCGTTATCAATCAGGAACAGGCGAAACTCTGGTTCTTTCGCCTTGAGCAGCTTTGCTACCTGACGGAACGAAAGCGAGCCGCTGGCGGTACAGTACCGATCCACAAATTCCACTTTCGGCGCGGCGGCGGCCAGTTCCAGTTTCAGCTGCTCTTTTTGTTCAGCGAGATCGGCAGCAAGGCGCAACGCTTCCGGCAACGTCTGGGGAACGCTCACCTGTTGCCCGTTCTCCAGTTCAAGCCAGCGGTCAATAATGCGCTTACGCAGCACCACGTTGTATCCAGATACCAGGGTCAGGCATAAATCTTTAGGCAAATGGAAACACGGATAGCTTCTTCCGCACCCGTCCCGGTAATCTCCCCAAATCTGGGGAGATTGAATATTAAGCTGTTCCAGCATTACCTTAATGTCACGACAAACGTGGTCATGCCGCTTATCGCACAGCCCGGCAATTTCAAGACTACTCATCGCAGGAAAGCCTGGATCGTTTTTAACGTTAGTTAACTGATTCATACTGTTCTCCACTGTCACTGATTAAATACGGGACTGCACTCCCGTTTCGTCTGCATAACTTGATACTACTGCGGATTTGCATAACGTTGTCGCAATCCTGTATATGCATACACTACTTTAACTGACTGATCGTTATTTCTACTTTTCCCTTCGGTACCACTGGCCCCCACTCCACCAGCATTTTTTTAACCTGACTGTCGTCCTCCCAGACGCCCGCATGCGTCAGCGCGTCAAACAGCGCTTTGTTGTAGTTATCCAGATCACGGCGGCGCTGATCCGGAGGGAAAAGGATTATTGCGACCGCCGCGGGTGTGGTTGACGGTTTCGGCAGACGACGCAATTGCTCGATGATGGCAGCACAAGCGTCACTCTGATATTTACGCCCGGCGGCGCTGATAAGGTGGCGACCAGCCAGCGGCCCCCTGTTCGGGGCGCGCCAGTAAGTGTTTACGCTCGGCGGAAATGGCAGGGTCAGCTTCATAGCTCAACCCCTCGCATTTCGAGAAAGGCGACGGCATTTTCCCTGGCATGCTCATCGCCATTAAGCAGCGAACGAACCAGAGTAACTGCCTCATCCTCTTCGCTCTGACCAGTGATGGTAATACCACGCGAAACGCCCGGATGGATGGTGATGGCGCCCTTACGCTGCAGCGCACGAAGGTGATCGTTAGCCGCATTCGGAGAACGGCAGCCCATCAGGCCAGCCAGCTCATAAATGGTTGGCGGGAACCCGTGATCGGCGATGTAGTCGATAATCAGATCTAAAACTTCCTGCTGGCGAATGGTCAGTATTTTCACTGGTCTTCCCCCACGTACCGGCCAGCGAGATAACAGCGCACTTCCGGCGCCCTGTTATTTCCCGCATTGCGAAGACAGGCAGCACGGCGTGAGATATAACGGCTCCGATCCGTATAGCTGATCGCGATATCAAAGGCCTTGAGCCAGACCGATGCAGCCCGGAAATAAAGCCCCTTCGCTTCCAGCTGCTGAGCACAGTCCTCAAATTCAGCCAGTGTCCGCAGATCTTCCCCTGAAAGCGTTTCTGCCAGGGTTTGGTTAGACGGGTAATAAGTCAGCGTCGATTCCTGAAAATCCCGAAGTAACTTACCTTCATCATAAAAACGGCCAAGGCAGCGATTGATAGTGCTGGTGTTGGTTCCCGGCATGGCTTTGGCAATTTCGCGATAATTGCAGCCAGGGTTTTCGATGACATACTGCAAAACTTTCGATGCGATGCTCATCCGCGAAACCCCTCCGGAATGGTGTACGCCACGTCCTGGTGACTCGAACGGAACACTGCCGAATCAGGAAGTTTGCTGCGCTGGCCCCATGTATCGCGTGCCGGACGTCCGGCGGAATCCCACTTACTCGCCGACTGTAGATAGCCCGGGAACTTGCTCGGCAGGAAGAGCGTGGACGGTCTGAGGTACTCTGCCATTTTCAGGTCAGAGCCCCATTTCTCGACGCTGTAATCCACGACAAGTAACAGCTCTTCAGGTGTAAACCCATCCGCCAGGCGGGCACGGATGTTTTCCAGAGATGATTTGCAGACCTGGTACCGGGATCCTGTGGTCTGGTTCAGGTGAGATAAAACCTGTTTTGCCTGGTCAGTGATTACCACTGCAGGGTCGGGTTGCTCAGCAACCTGACAGGAAGGTTTTTTATCTGATGGTTCATGTTTTGATTTTACTGACGGATCCCCGCCAGATTCTGACGGGTCAAAACCGGCGTTTTTGCTGAATTTTGATGCCTCAAATTTTGACGGGTCAGATTTTGATGCGTCAGTTTTTGATGTGTCAGAATCTGACAGGTGAGACAATGCGGCCGCCTGAAGCTTTGCCACATTAAGCTGGTAAATATTGGAGGCGTTGCGGTTGCCCTGGCGGCGCTGAGTACGTGAAAGCCAGCCGTCTTTCTCCAGTTTGGCGATCGCCGTGCGGACAGTGCTTGGCCCGGCCCCGAGCTGGCGCGCAATGGTTTCTATCGAAGGCCAGCACACGCCCTCGTCACTGCTGAAATCGGCCAGGCGTGCCATGATGGCCACACTGGATAACTTCATCCCCGACGCCGCGCAGCCGTCCCACACATAGCTGCTTAATTTAGTGCTCATGATCGACTATTTCCCTGAACTTGCGCTGGAATTGTTCGAGCGGACTGAAGCACTCTCCATGCTCGTAACCTTTCCGCAGATAGATAACGCGGCGGGTTTCAGGCTCCCAGCGGATAACTTTGACGGGCACGCCGTAATGGTCCCGGAACCATCGGTTAAGCTCTCGCATAAGGCTTTTGCCCTCCGGTAGTAGACCCCCACGATTGCGACTGCCCGACTGTGGTTACACGGAACCCAGCGGTTTGATAATCTGCGCTCATACCGAAACAACGGAACGCCCGGCACCGGGATCATCCGCAGTTGCGGTAAGCGGCGATAAGCCGTTAAACTGTTCATGCGTTAGTTCTCCACTGATTACGACACGCCACGGCGCCCGGAGCTGCACACTCGCGGGCGTCACTCTTTTCTGGCGTACAGAAAACGCGGTACAGCAACGTTAAATGCTCCTGCCACTTCGTCATGACCTGATGGCTGTTCTCTTCAATCTGTTCGCGTTCCGCCTGGTCGATAACTCCGTCTTCAGTCGCTTTGCGTATGAACTGAGAGTGACGGCCAATCCACTCAATGGACTCCATCAGGCGATCATTAATATCGGCGTTATCAACCTGCTCTATTTCCACCAGCGGCACGTTAACGCTGTTCGAATGACGTGAAACCGCATCGGCGATGTGCTTGGTACCGCTGGCCTGCTGGAGAACCATCGCCCAGCCCATCGGGAAGATCTGATCGCCGTCAGCACGCAGCCGGTTGAATAATGCGTTCTCGGTTACGCCAAGCCATTCAGCCGCTTCGGCATAACCACCCGGCAGACACGAAATGGTTTTTTTGATGGCTGCCACCAGCCATGCGGGCTGTTTTTCGACTTGCCAGTGTTTCTGATCCACGGTTAACCCCTTCTTGCTGTGGTGTTTTAACTCTGCGTTTCTGCCTACTGTTTTGGGTAAATGTCAGGGCGCAAATCAGATTTAGTAATTGCGCCTGCGGTGATGTCCTCAAGTTTTTTGGCAAGGGAAAATCCAGCCTTTTTGTAGCCATTGAAAACCAACCGCAGGTAACCCGGAGTAGACTTGACGTTATTTGCTAACTCAAACTGCTGCTCTTTTGATAAAGAGTCCCAATACTCTTTCATGATATGTACCTCCTGTGTACATATTACACGAATAATATGAACCTACAAGGTACTTGTACCAACAAGGTACACAATGTTTAATTCTGGGATGAAAACGATTCAGGAAATACGGCGGTTGAACGCCAGAAAGCTGCGAGATGGAGTCGGGGGTAATAGCTACTTCGCTACCATGATCGACAGAGAACCAACCCAAACCAGTAGGTTTATGGGTGACGGTGCGTCTAAAAATATTGGCGATACAATGGCTCGCCATATAGAAAAATGCTTTGATTTGCCGTTAGGCTGGTTGGATCAGGAGCATCAAACCACTAACGTTGCAAAAAGTCCTGACGTATCAGACACTAATAGAAATATCACATTGGTTCCGGTTATTTCCTGGGTGCAGGCAGGAGCATGGACGGAAGCTGGCTTTGCTGAGGTGGACTTGAACAGTGTTGAAACTTATCCGTGCCCTGTGCCGTGCGGACCAATGACGTATATTTTGCGTGTGATTGGCGATTCTATGATCGATGAGTACCGCCCGGGTGACATGATTTTTGTGGATCCTGAAATTCCAGCAAGCCATGGTGATGATGTTATAGCACTCATGCATGACTCTGGAGAAACCACCTTTAAAAGGCTTATTGAAGATGGCGGCACTAAATATCTGAAAGCATTAAATCAAAACTGGCCTGAACCATACGTTAAAATTGATGGTAACTGTTCCATAATCGGTACAGTGATCTTCTCAGGTAAGCCTCGAAGGTATATTCAGAAAAAATAAATTTTACGATGAGCCCGCGAAAGCGGGTTTTTTTATGCTTGACAATGTACCCTAACGGTACATAATGTACCTACAAGCAACAGCGAACAGGCAGGACGCCCACGAAGTAGCCGCCGGTGGCGTATGAATGACCGAATGATTCGCTCACAACAGGAAAGAGCGCTGAAGATGCCAGGAAACGCCCTACCGCCAGGCAGACAGACGGGTTATCCCGCAAGGGGTGGCGGCAGTGCTCTCTCCGTTGTGGTGAATTGCAGCCGCGCCGACGGCAACCAGAAGACAAGCGCCTGGCCCACAACCTCATAAAACCAGGCAGTTGTGTAGTTGTTTGGCGGTACCAGAGTTATCCCTTGAAGTCGCTGGTACCGCCCCTTTTTTTACGCAACACACAAGAGCGTCACCGGATGACGGGCTCATTCCCCAATCCATCCGGGCGGCTGCAAGCGTAGGTGTTCTTATGTGTTGTGTGGAGGACTAACCGGCGGTGGCAGCCGCCCGTTTCATTAAATGCCCGCTTAATTAGGGCATTTACTAAAGCGAAACCACTCAATTTATCGTCTCCCGGCGAGGGATTAGCTCAATCAAAATTCAGGCGCGGTGCAGCGCGTAATAACGGAGAACAAGCGTGAATAAGAAATTACATGAGCCGGATTTAACAGATAAAGCATCGGCCCGATTAACAACGAAACAGCTTATTGGAGCTGCACATCATGCAGCACGTTACCTTCCAAAGGCCTCTGGGGAACTCGTCACTGAGTTGGCATCACGGCTGGATGTAACTCAGTCTGCGCTGTGCGAATCCCTGAAAATTCGTGATGTGCTTGCGTCGGAGAATGGGCAGATGCTTCGCCTGTTGACCGATATTAGCGAGAACCATGACGAATACGTAAATGAGGACGAATACCTGTATGCAGGCGTTCCGATGGATTACGTATCAGAAATAAACGCCTACGTTTCGAGGGATGTCGAAGCCGAAAACCCATTTCAGGCCACTGACGCATTCCTGGCTGAAGTGCGCGCTCATGGCAGAACTCAGGGAATTTACTTTGTAGCAAACAGAATGCTGGCCGCTTGGGAGCATGGTTTCATTGAGAGTCCTGAAAGTGAGGTCATTGACGTGGCTCGCATGATTCTCAGCTCTGTTGAAATGCTTCCAGATGCAGCAGAAGAGGACTTTGAGCGCGATTTCGCAGATGAAATGATGGGCGTCTTAACTGACTCGCTGCGCGGTAACAGCAATGGAGGTGCGTTGTGAAAGGTTTCTGGCGTGCTTGGGCGCGAATGAACGCGCATATCAGAATGCAAACCCGAACATACACGGATCGCGGGTTTTATTACGGCTCAATGAGCCGCGGGCAACACTACAAATGGCGGGACGCAGCATGAACACAACCGAACTGACTGACCTGCCATTGCTCATCAGCCAGGCAAAGGCATCGCAATTTGTACTGGAGTATTTATCTCAGTTTGATGCTGAGGACATTGATTCCGATAGCGTTGATTTGCGCTTCGAGGTTGACGATGTGGATACCGGCTCCACCGTTTCAATCGTTGATGAATGTGGTCATGCCGCCGAGTCAATCAAGGCGCTGGTAGAGGCGCTGGATAGGGCGCAAATCGATCATGAATTGACCAGGGGCAATTGCTCATAGCGCACCGAACACTTTTAAATCAGCAGGCACGAATCGCTGAACTGGAGGCGCGGACGGTCACAGTCAAATTCCAGCCAATTCCGATGAGCGAACTGGGTAATAAATGCGACGGCGCGAAACATCCGTACCTGTTCGGAGCTGGTTACAACAGTGCAACTGTTTGTTGCGGTACTGAATTGGAGCTGGCCTGCGCCGCCGTCGGTATCAAATGCGAAGTGAAGGGGGAGTGAGATGAAAGATAACCTGAGTGATTTAGCAAGCCTTCTATAAGGCATCGCGGGCGTAATTTCAGATGGTGAAAGGGTGCAGTACGAGTGCCCGGAGTATTTAAAGTCTTCATTACTTGAGGCTTCACACGCTTTGGATTGTCAATCTGTCAGGGTTAATTATCCGCCAAATGGGAAGCCCGAAATCGTTAATGCTCGCGGTGCCCATCGCCAGCTGACTTTGAGAGAGCGTTTCGCAATTCGCATTCTCGGTGGCAGAACGGAGATAAGACCATGACATTCACCAAAGAGCAGTTGATCGAGCACATCAATGGGCGAAAGGAATTTGCGGAAGAATGTGTTTCCGATTCGACGCTGCATCCTGAGCGCCGAGAGTATTACGCATTATCGTTAGCCACGCTTGAAATCGCCCTTGCCGTGCTGGGGTCCCGCGCAGATGCGGAGCCAGCCCGCGAATTTCTGCCCAAAAATCTGGATCGTGCGTTGGGGGTAGTTGGTGTGGCGTTGCCTGAGTCACGAGAGGAATTCAATTTACAGTCAGAGCGTTGGATTCAGAGGCTAATTGACCGTGTTATTCGTTACGCGGATGAGTTCAAAGAGCAGCCCGCGCCGGTAGTGGTGCCGAACGACGTGCTTAACCGTCTTGAGCATGAGGCAAATCACGTCACAGCCTGGCATCACATGGATGAGCACTCATGTAAGGTAAGCCGCCGTGATCTTCTGACGTTGGTTAATGCCTGCCGCTCCTCCGTGTTTCAGGGTAAAGCCGAACCTTTTCAGGAGTGGATACCGTGCAGCGAGCGGATGCCGGAAACGGACGGTAACTATTGGGGATGGTGGAACGAAAGCAAGCGACAAGGCCCAGTCTGGTTTATCAAAAGTGACTTGCAGGCTCAATTCCAGAGCAGCGAGATAACTCACTGGATGCCTCTACCAGCAGCACCCAAGCAGGAGGCGCAGGAAGTAAAAAAGTAAATCGATGCGGTATTTGTTTTGACTGGGCCCGCAATGGTTGCGGGACCTGTATCTTTAAAGAGTGACCGGGTGCAGCCGGTAAAGTGGAGAGTAACCCATGAGCGATCGTTTCCTGACTGATGAGGAGCTGGCAGAGGCTACTGGATCACCACAGAAGTCTCTGCAGAAAGAGGTGCTTGAACTCAATGGAATTTATTTCATTGAGAGGCGGGACGGTTCAATCAAAACCACCTGGTACCATATCAATCACCCGATTCATCGGCTCGTACCACCAGCAGGGTTCCCGCCCTCTAAGGGCATGAACTTTGACGCTATAGAGAGTTGATATGGGACGCAAACGCGCACCGGGTAATGAATGGATGCCAAAGGGTGTCTTCTTTCGCCCTTCTGGCTATTACTGGAAGCCAGGAGGCTCGACCGAGAAGTTAGCTCCAGCAGACGCAACGAAAGCTGAAGTATGGGTGGCTTACGAAAAGGTTGTTGAGGGCCGGAAGAACCGGCTCATGTTTAAGCATCTCTGGCAGAAGTTCCTGGCAAGCTCTGACTTCGCTGATCTGGCACCCCGTACTCAAAAAGACTATCACGCCCATGAAAAGTACATTCTGGCCGTGTTTGGTGAAGCCGAGGCCAAGTCGATAAAGCCTGAACATATTCGCCGTTACATGGATGCGCGGGGAAAGAAGAGCCGCGTGCAGGCAAACCATGAACACAGCTCAATGTCCCGGGTATTCCGCTGGAGTTACCAGCGCGGGTATGTTCCCAGTAACCCCTGCGTCGGGGTAGATAAATATCCCAAACCTCAGCGCGACCGCTACATAACCGATGAGGAATATATCGCGATTTATGAGCATGCGACACCGGCAGTTCGGGCAGCAATGGAGATCGCCTATCTGTGCGCAGCGCGCGTTTCCGATGTTCTTAAAATGGACTGGAATCAGATAATGGATAAAGGAATTTTCATCCAACAAGGCAAAACTGGTGTCAAACAGATAAAGGGATGGTCTGAAAGACTTCGTGAGGCTGTGGATATCTGCAGGCAGTGGGGTGAGCATGGATCCGTTGTTAAAACTATCTACGGAGAACGGTATTCGTACAAAGGTTTTAACGAAGCCTGGAGGAAGGCGAGAAATTTAGCGGCAAATAATTTGGGACGCCCGCTCGATTGCACCTTTCATGATCTAAAAGCCAAGGGTATTTCAGATTATGACGGTTCCGGAAGAGATAAACAACAGTTCAGCGGGCACAAGACAGAGTCACAGGTTCTGGTATATGACAGAAAAATTAAAGTATCACCAACATTAAACTTGAAGAAACTCAGCTAACAAAAAGCCCAGCATTGCTGGGCTTAAGAGGCATTCAGATAGATCAGCAGTAAGCGTAACGCTTCTGAGGCTCTTCGGGACATTTCAATGTTAAATCAGGGTTGTTTCGCTCGATAGTCTCGGCTTCTTCCCATGTGATACCGAACTGTTCCATAGGATTTTTGCCGTTAGCAAACATCTCAGCCACAAGCCTTTTGGCTTCGGCAACAGTCATTTCGGATCTTTTCATATGAATTTCCCGCTCGTTGGAGTTCTGTGTAAATCACAAATCAAAGTGGTAATCAAAGAGGATTGCCAAAAAATCAATTTTAGTATGTGTACCTTTAAGGTAACGCATCATTGCATTACAGGCCACTAAACATCAATCTTTTTTTGCGTATTTTACAATGCAGTTTACATCAAATTAAGCAACTAACTCATCAAGTACCATAGCACAGACATTACCATCATAATCTGGGATGTATCTGAACCTTGCGTGCTCATTATAGTAAGGCCTTACATCTTCAACGGGGCTTACCATTGCAATTTTATTTACAACATAGCCCTGTTTTCTCAAAAGCACTCCATAGGCTGAAAAGCAGCTGAGAGCTATTGCTAACATCTGGTGATCCATATCAGGATGCGCATCACGTCTTTTTTCCATCCAGCAGATTTCAAGCGATTGCCTTGCCTCGCTAAAATTACCAAAAGCATAACCTAATGGGTTACGCCGATAGTAAATAGCTAATTTGATCGGATGAGCATGGTCTGGCTGAAAGAAAGGTTGGTTTTTTAACCAAGGATCCCATCTTAACTTTCCTGCCCTGTTTAGGACCATAAAATCATCGATGACTGGAGTATGTGCATACGTAAGAACGAGGGTATTATCAGGAAATTTATGTTTAATCTCTTCAGCTACCTGATTGAATGCAGCCTCCTGGAAAGCCTCTACCATAAGCCCTCTTGTCTTAAAATCTCTTATTAGAACCGGATAATATCACGACTTATATAAGGGGGTGTAATAAAGAAAAATCTTATGGTGTGCCTTGTTCGAAGAAAAAACCATAAGATCCGAGGCTGATTTTCTCACCGGATTTTCTCACTTTTTCTCAACGGGACTTGAGTCACTGAAAGGTAAACGCGTAACTGCTTGAATAGTGGCGGAGAGAGGGGGATTTGAACCCCCGGTAGAGTTGCCCCTACTCCGGTTTTCGAGACCGGTCCGTTCAGCCGCTCCGGCATCTCTCCGTTTTGAACGGTTGCCATAATGCCAGGATCTTTGGCATTTTAATAGCCCTTGCCCTTTCGATTTTGTTCAAACGATGACTTTGCGAGCAGATAGATGATTAAGTGGCCGTGGAAAACGAGTGAATCCACTTCGACATCATCCCTACCCTGGGATGATGCGTTTACTCTTCCTGTACTGGCAGGCTTTTCGGCCAGTGAACAACAGAAATTAATCCGTCTCGCGGAGCGTTTCTTACAACAAAAAAGGCTGGTCCCTCTTCAGGGATTTGAGCTGGACGAACTAAAAACAGCGCGTATCGCTCTGCTCTTTTGCCTGCCTGTGCTTGAGCTGGGGGTCGAATGGCTGGATGGTTTTCACGAAGTGCTGATCTACCCCGCGCCTTTTGTGGTGGACGATGAATGGGAAGATGACATTGGTCTGGTTCATAACCAGCGCTCGGTACAATCCGGCCAAAGCTGGCAGCAGGGGCCAGTGGTACTCAACTGGCTCGATATCCACGACTCGTTTGACGTCTCCGGCTTTAATCTGATTGTTCATGAAGTGGCCCATAAGCTGGATATGCGCAACGGCGACAGAGCCAACGGCATTCCGTTTATCGCGTTGCGCGATGTCGCTGGCTGGGAGCACGATTTACATGCCGCCATGAGTAATATCCAGGATGAAATCGACCTGGTCGGTGAAAACGCCACCAGTATTGATGCTTATGCCGCCACGGATCCTGCTGAGTGCTTTGCCGTACTGTCTGAATACTTTTTTAGTGCGCCGTTGCTGTTTGCACCGCGCTTTCCTTCACTCTGGCAACGCTTTTGCCAGTTTTATCGCCAGGATCCCCTTAAACGGCTATACCCTGGAGAGTCAGGTGCCGATGCCGTCGGTTTTCAGCTGCATTAATCATCAGACTGACGTTAAAACAGGCAATTGAATCAACGCGTTAAATTTTGCATTGACACAAAAAGGGCTCGCCATTACTATGCGACCCGTTCACACGATTCCTCTGTAGTTCAGTCGGTAGAACGGCGGACTGTTAATCCGTATGTCACTGGTTCGAGTCCAGTCAGAGGAGCCAAATTTGAAAGGCCCGCTTAAGGAAACTTAAGCGGGCCTTTTGCTGTCAGGCTTTTTTAACGTCCGGCTGTTGCAGCTGCTCCCCCGCCAACACTTTCTGCGCCCGCAACCACACAATCTGCGCCTGTACGGCAACCATAATGGCAATGAGCACAATGATTTCACCAAAGCCGTTATGCGGTTGCGGATGGTTAAAGTACAGCCAGGTACCAAGTACACATTTAAATGCCACCAGCCCGAGGAATAAACCTATCGTCAGCGCATTTCCCTGGCTGTAGATTTTGCCATCACTCACGGTAAGTCGGGTCAGATTACCACGCATCACGCCAGTCACCGCACTCGCGCCGACACTTAACACCACGGTTGCCCATGCAATAGCGTCAGTCGGGAGATAAAACCCACCAATGATCAGGCCAACAATGGCGTAAATTTTCGCCATTTTGAACCGGCCATGCTCACGGACTTCACTGCGGATCGTTTGTTTGTAAACGGACCAGGCTGTCAGGCCAATCAACATCAGGATTTGGGTGGTCGTCAT